ATCTACCATACCCTTGAGCTTAACAAGACCCAAGTACTCACCGCATAGCTTAGCTTCAGGGATGTCTACGTTAGCCAGCGTTGTCTCATCAATGACAGGCTGACCTGTTGGTGTTTTCTTCTTCCACTTAACCCCTAGCTTACCTAACCGCTTGGCTATCTGCTGCCTAGAGCCTACGTTAAACTCCTCGACACCATCCTGAAGACGCTTACCTGTCTTGTCACTGATACGGATAGTAACGATAGGCGGGAACCTTTCCTGTAGCTCTAGTGTTATCTCATCGATGCGTGTTGCCATCTCTGCCTGCCACTTAGATGCTAGGTCAACATCTAACTTGAATCCATTACGTACCTGCTGCGCTGTGATCTCAGATACCTCATGCTCTACCTGTATAGATAGATCACTGAAGCCTGCTCTCTTAAGCCTATCCTTGAGGTAATGATACAGCTTAGTAGTCACCTCAACGTCACGCTTACAGTACTCACCCATCTCATCAGTGTAGCCAGCATCGAAGTCTTCAACATCGAAGTCCATCTTAGCTATGCCAATACGTCTGCCCCATTCCTTAAGACTATGCCCACCTACTGGTGTAGGATCTAACAAGCGGGCCATGACCAACGTATCCCAGACAGGTACTTTAGTATCAACCTTCCAGCAATTCTTTAAGACCGGATGGTCGAACCCTATTATATTGTGGCCGACCAAGCCATCGGCAGTATCTAACATCTGATTCAATGGTTCGCTGTCGAATATCAGAGATGCTTCCGGTTGGCTGTGATCCTGAACTCCTGCACACCATATCGTATCGTGTGAAAGATTCGTTTCCAAGTCTAGTGTAATCATATCCGTGTTCCTCAAGTGTAAGTATTACATTACCAATCTTGCTCATGCGTTATCTCTCCTCTCACTATAGCTAGTGCGTCTTCTTGTTTGTCCTGCTTATCTTCAAGGTCATACGCAATATTGTAGCACACGCCACAGAGGTCTACAAATACACCGCTCTCTGGGCCACGCATAACCATCTCAAACTCTGTCAGTATCCTGTCGCATGCACTACATCTCATAATATTTCCTCATCCATTGTGATCTCAGACATACGCCCTGTGTCTTGGTCATACGTCACCGCTGATGCAAGCCCAGTCTCACCACTGAATCTATTCTTAAGGACTCGTATGTAGGTGGTGTTCCTATCCTCTACTGAGGGAGCTTGCCCGTTACGCTCGAATCCTAACACAATATCGGACAGTTGTGCAATCGAGGCGCTACCTCTGAGGTCAGATAGTGACGTAGCTGCACCCTCTTCATGCCCCTTGCCAGATGGACGGCGTAGGTGTGACACCAAGAACAAAGCAATGCCTGTCTCTTGAGTAAGCATGCGTAGCCTAGTCATCACCTCATCAATAGCCTTACGCTCATCGCCGTTCTCTTGAGCTGATACGATGATGGACAGATGATCTAGGAATACATACTTGCAGTCGTGTGCCTTAGATAGATAGCGTACCTGACCCACGATATTCTCTACAGTAGTAGATCCGAAGTGATCATAGAAGAATAACCTGTCAGTGCCTAGCGTAGCATTGAAAGCATCGCGCCGTTCTTCCTCAGTAGATTCCACTGTTGGAATATGTAACCGCTTGCCTGCATGTAAGGACATCAGCGACTTACCTGTCTTAGCCACGGACTCCTCAAGAAAGATACAACCTATGTTACTCTCGGTGTTACGCAGTACATGATACAACACCTCACGCATAACCTGACTCTTACCTACACCACTACCTGCTGTCAGTGTGACAAGCTCGTAAGGTCTTATGCCATATGTCAAGCTATTTAAACCAGCCCAAGGGTACTCGACCGATGCCTTCTCTATCGGCTCATTCACTGCTTCCCACAGTGTCTTACCTGCAATGATACCATCGGGGGTATGTATCTCTGCTGCCCACCATGCTGCTTTGAAGTCATCACCGCGACACCGCTCAAGGTATTCATTGGCATCCTTGAAGTCAGGGTGGTGCTTGACAACACGAGCCTTACCTGCAAACAAGGAGGCTACCTCACGCGCTGCCTTCTGACCTGCCTCATCTGCATCAAAGCATACGATCACATTGTCAAAGCTATCTATCCATTCATACTGACTCTTGCAATCCTTCAGTGCTGACTGCGCTCCGTTCTTAATAGAGACAGAGGCATACTTACTGCCGCTCATCTGATAGACAGAGGCTGCATCGAACTCACCCTCTGTTATCGTAAGATACCTACCACCCTTGTTGAATAGATGCTGACCGAACAAGACACCATCTCCCCACACGCCAGCACTTCGTTGGTTGTCCTTACTACCTCCGACTCTCACCTTCTGAGCGCATACGAGTGTGTCCTTATCTCTGTACTCGAATACAATATCATCGCCATCTGCGCTGATGCCGTACCTCTCGCATGTAGCCTGCGTAATACTCCGCATCATCTGATACCTACCTCTACCTACTTCCATAGTTGTTATCCCTATGTTGTTATCTATAACATTGTTATAAGTATTGCCTGAGTTGTAACGCTCGCCACAACTGAAGCATGTACTCCAGCCATCGTGGTTGGTAGAGGCACCATCGCTGCTGCTACACTTCTCGCAAGCGTGATGCATCTTAGCCCAGCCATCACTCATTGGTATCAGCTAAGACTCTAGCTTCCTCTAGCTGAGGGTACATCTCCTGTAGCGTACATGCCATATTGTATACAGCGAACGCCTCCTCTACATTGCCTGAGCTCATGCCAAGCATCACTGAGTCTAGTATACTATTGTATTCTTGCTGTCTCATATTAACCTCCGGTTCAGCCATGACGCTGATAGTCTGTCACTCTTAGTTTCTAATATAGGCCACACGTTAGCTGACCTAGATGACCGCAAGTCATCATCATTAAACTCTCCCTTAAATCCAAAGCGATTATGCAAGCACCCGCCCGACAGGCTACAGATGATAGATATCTGCTTAATACTATACTTGTCACCTGATATCATACGAGGGTGCGTACTTCTATTAACATACATATTTATAGGTTTCATGCTGCCTCCTTAACGAACACGCCATCGATCATCTTACCTTTGCGATCCTTGATATCCTCATATGCATGATGCAAGCAGTCAAACAAGCTGAGCTTATTGCGTGCTGCAATATTAATGAGGACTACTATTATATCACCAATGTCATCGATAGGGCTAGTGCCTGCATCAAGCGATGCCTTAAGCTCAGCTACTTCCTCTTCGAGCTTGGAAAACTGAGCCAGATCTGTAGAACCATGAACCAAGTTACGTTCGTAATGCCACTGCACTACCCTTGCTTCTAGCGTACCTAATATCATTTGCCTACCTCCTTCCTAGCTTTAGTCTTATCTACTTCCATTAAATACAGGCCGCGTATGCACACCCCTACTATTACAATACCCATTACAGTACCTAATATCATGCGTCACCTTCCTTAAGATCTTCTATGTACTCTTCGATGTACTCGACAGCTATCATATGCACTGCGCCAATAGCTTTCTCGACTAGCTGTCCAATAGCTTCGTAGTTCTCATCAGCTAGGAACTGTAACACATCGGAATGGTATGCGTTTAGCTCATGGATACTAGACAGGTACTCACCCACGAATGCCTCAGTCAGTAGCATTGGATCTTTACGCAAGATGTCCAGCGTATATGTCCATGCATCACCTGCAATCTCAACATCTGTGGACTCTACACTTACACACGGGAACATACGCTCCGCTGATTCTCTGTCATACAGGTTGAATATTTCTACTTGAGTTGTCATTATTTCACCGCCTTAATTAAACCGTTAGTCATTGTAACTTCTGCAAAGAACTCGCGTCCCTTACCTGTAATGTGTGGACGATTGGCACCTACCATAGAGCCGTCACGTACATACTCTTCACCGAATAGGCTGGTCTCTATGTAGTCGAGAGGGTGCCCGATGCGTTCCTTTAATTCTTTCTTACTTCTATAGTTGAATACAATCATGTTGTTCTCCAAAGTTATAACAAGTTATAAGTATAGGCGATCCCATACCCAATTGCAAATCCCACCGAAAAGCGTACAATTATGCTGATCATTGGTCTGTCTCCTAGTCATCGCTGCATAGTTGTACAAGCTCAGTCCCCATAGCATGGGCATAGTCTGAAAGCTCAGCTACTGCGTCATCCCACGACTCAAAGCTAGACTCTGTTATACCATCGCTCTCCTCATCATCACAACAGAAATCTATAGTAGAAGTTGGCCCGATTATACCATAGCAGTCTACGCTATAGCCATATTTAGTTTTAATAGTTATCATTACTTAACCTCCAAGGATGGGCAAAGGCTGACAAGCTCAGTCTTAGCAATATTTAATTGTTCGAAATGTTCATTAAGCAAATGGGTTGCTGTCTGGCTCATATCATACCACCCATTGAGGTCTTCAAGCGTTTCCTCGGCGGCCCTATCTAGCAGAGAAGCCAACACGCGGCCACTCTCAGGCGTGACGTGGTGATTCTCAGCCCTGTAATAGGCGACCATGGTTGTTAGTCGTGCGACCTCTGCCCGTAGCTCTGGCATTGTCACTGCTGCGTTGTATTGTGTCATGATTCCATCTCCAATAGTATAGTTTGCATCTCGACATACGATATGTCGCAGTATTTACCAATGACGGATACGCTCATCCCCTCACCTTCAAAGATCTCACAGTATGAACTGAATAACATCAGAGCGCCATCGCCATCAGTGTATATAATATTAACGCCATCCTCATCCCTCTGAATAATATAGTCAGATCTAAGGGTACTCATCCAGTCGAATAGCTCATCTAAAGACTTGCCCGCAACTGCACGGGCTTTTGCATAGTCAGTTTTATTTATCATTGTTCTAGCTCCCCATTAATAGGCGTTTGATTTGCTTTTTACTGCGGCCCGTCATCGATACAAGCTCGGCAATAGTTATATTAGTGCTGTCAAATAGGTTAATAATCTCTTGATCTGTCATGGTTTATTCTCCAAAGTTATAACATGTTATAAGTTAATTACATTAATGCGTTCGAATTTATCAGAGTATCGGGCAGACAGCGAACCATGCACGGTGATAGCTATGTTGGCGCTGTCATTCTTACCGTTGCACATGCCGCAATCGACACACTGAATCCCTTTACTATCCGCCAAGCATTCTATCTCATTGGGTAGCCTATCACTAGCATCAGTTGTGACCCTGAAGGTACGCAATCCGAGACCATGCGCCTTACTCGCAGCTTTTGGGGTATCGGCGCTGATCATGCACAGATCGGCAATACGCTTGTCAAATTTAGGGTGACCGATTTGATGCGTGTATCCAGTATGCACTGAAGGTTTAACAGTCTGCATCAGGTTCTGCCAGACCTCATAAGGTACAGCAGCAGGATCGCCATAGCTTCCAAGACGTAGATCGCGACCGTTGATCTTACCCTCTGGTATAGTATCGGCATACGATCCCCGATGAAAGGATCGGTAAACAGACAGAGGCGCTTGATGCACTGCTACATAGCAGGCCCCGCCTAGCCCTTGGCGTTGTACGCAGCCACCGCAAACGGATGAGTCGTCACCGGATTTAATAGCTAGATGCGGCTCAATATCGCGGCGCATTATCCAAGTCTGAATCATGTTACCTGTCTTAGCATTGCTAGTCTTAAGCGTAGCCACTGCTATTATCGGTTGCCCATCTAATACACTAGGGCCATCATATATAATAAAACCATTCATAATATCACCTCATATTTGTAACATGTTATAACTTTATTGATAGGCGCTGAATACGCCAATGATTGCCCAATTTACTAGCGTTAACAGGATCATAACGCCAGCCGCCAGTGACAGGAATCCTGTAATACTTACGAGCGTTTGCTCTCGTTTCTCTCGCTTCTGCTGCGCACGTAGGGCGGCATTGCCTCGGTATAGTTCTTTCATGGTATCACCTCTATTTGATGTTATGGTATAAGTTTATCAATCGAGACTACTATTGTCTAGTAATCTCTGTTGATACTCCTATTTGTAACATGTTATAACTTATATCGCGCTAAGCATATCAA